TGATAATATCGTAGCTAAACGCGGTGCTTTATTTATGATAGACCTTAAGTATGCAGTTCAGGAGAAAGGAATTGTCGTTGCTCATATTAAAACAGATTCAATCAAGATTCCAAATGCGACACCAGAAATCATATCTTTTGTTTTTGAATTTGGTAAAAAGTATGGATATGAATTCGAACACGAAGCAACTTATTCAAGATTCTGTCTAGTCAACGACGCGGTCTATATTGCAAAATACAAAGAGGGAAAGAAAGCCGGGCAATGGTCAGCAACTGGAGCACAGTTTGCTCATCCTTTCGTCTTTAAGTCTCTATTCTCAAAAGAACCGATAGAGTTCTCAGATCTATGTGAGGATAAGTCGGTTACAGGAAAGTCCGCTTTATATCTTGATATGAATGAGGGTTTACCAGAAGGAGAACACAATTATCAATTTGTAGGAAGAGTTGGTTTATTTTGTCCGGTTGAATCAGGAACTGGTGGGGGTTTGTTAATGCGAGAGAAAGAAGGTAAGTACTATGCAGCTACTGGGACAAAAGGATATCGGTGGCTTGAGGCGGAAGTAGTTAAGGATTTGGGTATATCAGACCAGATAGACACCTCATATCACGAAGTCCTCGTTGACGAGGCAGTTAAACACATTTCAAAATTTGGAGATTTCGATAAATTCGTGTCATAATAATAAACAAGGAGACAAACAACAGCATGACTACTAAACGTCAAATGATTAGCCAAACAACAGAGATAAATACACGAGTTCCAAGAATTATGAGTGATAAGGATTTACTAAAGTTTCTCAAGCTTGATGCTAGATCTTGGGAAGTAGAAAGAGCTATTTATGGTAAATCTGAGGCATACAGAAAAGATCGTCAGGTTTCTTGGGATGTAAAGAACGGCAAGGTTATACACGGCCGGGTAAGGGATTCTGGGAAGCTATTAATTGCTCCTTTAATTAGTGTCAAGGTTTTTGTGATGAAAAAAGTTAAAGAGATTAAATCCAGAAACGAGATATGTGAGCTAATAACCGAAGCTAAAAAATATGCCCCCAAATACAAAACAATTAGGCATAGAAAATCTAGTGGCTATTTATATGAACTGGCTATGCCAGATCTTCAATTAGGTAGACTTGTTATGGCAGAAGAGGCTGGATTAGATTCTACACCAGAGTTGTTTCTTTCTAGAGCTGAAAGAGCGATGGAGGAATTGCTTTCTGTCAATTATCCAATTCAAAAAATTCTGTTCCCAATTGGAAACGATTTCTTTAATTCCAATACTTCCGAAAATATGACTGCTCATGGCACACCGCAAAGGGATGACGTTCGCTGGCAGAGAACATATATGCTAGCAAAAAGATCCCTTATTGGAATCATAGAAACAATGACTCAGATTGCCCCAGTAGACATTCTTATTGTCAAAGGAAATCATGATGAAGAACGAATATTCTATTTCGGTGATACCTTGGATTCTTGGTTTCATCATAATAAGAATGTGAATGTAGATAATAGACCAATTGGAAGAAAGTATTATTCCTTTGGTGGGGTTCTATTAGGCTTTGCCCATGGTTATTATGAGAAAGAAGGTAAGCTAGATTCTCTGATGGCTTATGAACAGCCAAAGCTGTGGGCAAAGTCCGAGTTCAGAGAATGGCATTTGGGAGACAAGCATCACAGAAAAGATACTCTCATTAGGACAGATGAATTCGAGAATGGTGTAGTTGTAAGAATATTCCCAAGTCTTGCTGATCCATCGGTTTGGGAGTATGATAAAGGATTCGTCGGCTCTTTGAAAGCAGTCGAAGGATTGTTATGGAGCAAAGAAAATGGTCTATTTGCTCAATTTACAGCAACAGGAAAATAAAAAGGAGTAAAACATGTCCACAAAAAAGCAAGATACAAACAAAAGGCGAATTCCGCCAATTACTATTGAGAACGCACAGCTAATATATAAGAATTTTGCTGGCGTTGCAAAAACATTCAATGCCAAAGGACTTAGGAATTTCAATATCATTCTTGAGCCGGAAGTAGCAAAGATGCTTGAGCAAGACGGATGGAATATCAAATGGGACGATCCCAAAGAAGAAGGGGATACCCCTCGAGCCAGAATTAAGGTTGCCGTTCGTTTTGACAACTATCCGCCACGAATTGTCCTGATTACGAAAAAAGGAAAATCCGTCCTTGACGAAGATTCAGTCGACGTTCTTGACTGGGCCGAGATCGAAAGGGCAGACATTGTTTTGACTGCATCTCCTTGGGACGTTCAAGGAAAACAAGGCTTGAAGGCATATTTAAGAAAGGCGTTCATCACTCTGTCTGAAGACGATCTTGAATCCAAGTACAGTGACATTTCTTCCGCTAAGCGCGTCACTGATGACGATGACGATTAGTCTATTCGACTATCAGAAGAAAGCAGTATCAGAACTAAAGACCGGCTCCATCCTTTGGGGTGGGGTCGGTTCTGGTAAGTCTATTACAGCCTTGGCTTATTACTATACTATCGAATGTGGCGGATCGATAGAACCAGAATTTACTAAGATGAAAACACCTAAAGCTCTCTATATTATAACAACTGCTCGAAAAAGAGATGAGTTAGATTGGAATAGAGAAGCGGCTAATTTTGGTTTAATACCAATAGTAGATTCGTGGAATAACATAGGAAAGTATAATGATATTAAAGATGCTTTCTTCATATTCGATGAACAGAAGGTTGTTGGTTATGGAGCCTGGGTTAAGGCTTTTATCAAGATCACTAAGTCAAATAACTGGATATTACTATCGGCAACTCCTGGTGATACTTGGATGGATTATCTACCTATGTTTATTGCAAACGGATTTTATAAGAATAAATCCGATTTTGTTCATAATCATGTGGTGTATAATACTTATACAAATTATCCAAAAATTGATCGATATGTTGAAACCGGTAAACTGGAGAAACTCAAAAGAAAGATCCTAGTTAAAATGGACTATCAAAAGAAAACCATAGATAATATAATCAAATTTGTTGTTCCTCATGATGAGGACAAATTCGAATTGATCTACAAGAACAGATGGAACCCATTCAAAAATCAGCCAGTACAAACAGCAAGTGAAGCTTGCTATGCCATGAGACAGGTTGTCAACAGCGACCCTAGCCGATTTAAAGCTATAGTTCAATTGGTCAAGAAACATAGGAAAATTATTGTGTTCTATAGTTTTGATTATGAGTTGGATATTCTACGACGGCTGAACGATGTTTTAGATATTCCAATTTCTGAGTATAACGGGCATCTGCACGAACCAATTCCACAAGGAGATAGTTGGATATATTTAGCCCAATACCTTTCGGCTGGAGAAGCATGGAATTGTATCGAGACTAATACGATTGTGTTATATTCTAGGAACTATTCCTATAGACAAACCATCCAAGCGATGGGCAGAATTGACAGGCAGAACTCCCCGTTTCTTAATCTCTACTATTATTTCTTATCTTCGGAGTCGGAAATAGATAGAGCTATAGAAAAGGCATATTTTGCTAAAAAGAATTTCAACGAGACCAAATTCCTTAAAAAGTAGTCTCGCGGGAGAAACATATGCTATAATAGAAGAAGAACCGTCATTTGGATAATGCTTCGAGTTACACTCGAGACACAAAGGGATGACACTCTTCTTTTGTTTTTGCTCGAAAAGGAGACCAAATGGATCTTGAAAGCAAGTTTAAATCAGATCTCATTAAGGAAATAGAAAGACAATATCCTGGGGCGTTTGTTATTAAAACCGACGCCAACCAAATTCAGGGAATCCCAGATCAACTGATTCTCTATGGAGACAGGTGGGCCATGTTTGAGGCCAAACGTTCTATTTCTTCGCCACATCAGAGAAATCAAGATTATTATGTAGGACTATTTAACGAAATGTCCTATGCAACCTTCGTATACCCACAAAATAAGGAGGTGTTTCTAAATGAACTTCAACAAGCATTACGATCTAGAAGGAAAGCACGCCTTTCTCAGCGCTAGTAAGTACCATTGGGTCAACTATGATGAGGAAAAGGTTTCAAATTCCTTTACCAAGTATCTAGCCACTCAAAAAGGAACGGAGTTACACGATTTCGCTAGGCGATCTGTAAATCTTAAGATAAAACTTCCAAAGACTCGTCGTTCACTTAATATGTATGTTAATGATGCCATAGGATATAGAATGCAAACAGAGCAGCCTCTTTATTATTCGGAGAATGCTTTCGGCACAGCAGATGCCATATCTTTTAGAGAAAATGTATTAAGAATCCATGATCTCAAAACAGGTGTCTCTCCAGTATCCATGATACAATTAGAGATATATGCTGCTTTGTTTTGTTTGGAATATGATGAGAATCCCAAAGAAATTGAAATTGAATTAAGGATATATCAATCAGATGAGATCCTGGTTCATAAACCAGAAGGAGACGATATCCGGCAAATAATGGATAAAATTATCGTTTTCGATAAGGCGATTGAAAAACGAAAATCAGAATTGGAGGACTAAATTATGGATGGCATCATCAAACATTATGGAACTCCTAGGCATTCTGGTAGATATCCTTGGGGCTCTGGTGACAGTCCAGAACAAAGAAACAAAAGTCTTTTGGGATATGTAAAGAAACTTCAAGATGAGGGTCTTTCCGAGGTTGATATTGCTTCTGGTCTTGGGATGACTACCTCTCAACTAAGGGCTAGAAAATCAATAGCTAAATCAGAATTAAGAAGCGCAGCGGCTGCAGAAGCACTAAGATATCAACAAAAAGGAATGTCTAACATCGCTATTGGTGAAAGAATGGGCCTAAACGAATCTTCTGTTAGAGCACTTTTAGATCCTGCCATTCAAACCAGATCAGACATAGCCTCTTCCACTGCTAAAATGCTAAGAGAAACAATTGAAAAGAAAGGGCTTATTGATGTTGGTGCTGGAGTTGAAAGCCATCTTGGAATAAGCAGAACCAAACTTAATACTTCTATATCTCTTCTTGAAGAAGAGGGATATAAAGTCCATTATGTTAAAACAGAACAGTTGGGCACAGGAAAGTTTACAACAATAAAAGTTCTATCTGCACCAGATGTTACATATTCTGAGGTTTTCAAAAATCGAGAGAATATCAAAACTATTTCAGATTTTGCTTATAGTCCAGATGGGGGAAGATCATATTTGGGATTAAAGCCGATTAAGAATGTGGATTCTAAAAGAGTCGAAATCAAATACAAAGAAGATGGTGGCGCAGAGAAAGATGGAGTTATTGAACTTCGTCGAGGTGTTGACGATTTATCTTTGGGAAATTTGAAATATGCTCAAGTTAGAATTGGTGTTGATGGAACACATTATCTTAAAGGCATGGCTATGTATGCCGACGATCTTCCAAACGGAGTAGATATTAGATATAACTCTAATAAAGGAAAGGGAACTCCAAAAGAACAAGTATTTAAGGAAATGAAACCCGATACAGATAATCCTTTTGGAACGGTTATAAAGCCAAATGGCCAACGAGGTGCTTTAAATATTGTAAATGAGGAAGGGGATTGGGGTGCTTGGTCAAAAAGTATATCTTCTCAAGTGTTATCTAAACAATCTCCAGCCCTTGCTAAAAAACAATTAGATTTAGCAAAGAATATTAAGTTAGAAGAATTTGATGAAATATCAACCCTAACTAATCCGGTTGTTAAGAAACGATTACTTGAGTCGTTCGCAGATGATGCAGATGCCTCTGCTGTACACTTAAAGGCAGCAGCCCTTCCTAGACAATCTTCACATGTCATATTACCAATTCCATCATTAAAGGAAAACGAGATCTATGCACCAAACTATATGAATGGTGAATCCGTAGTTCTTATTAGACATCCTCATGGTGGAACGTTCGAAATACCAGAATTGAAAGTCAACAACAAGAACCCACAAGCCAATAGTGTTATGAAGAATGCAATTGATGCTGTTGGTATACATCCAAAAGTTGCTGAGAAATTATCTGGTGCTGATTTTGATGGCGACACGGTTCTCGTTATTCCCAATAGAAACGGGTTAATTAAAACCTCTCCTAGTCTAAAAGCGTTAAAAGATTTTGATCCGAAAATAGCGTATAGTGCATATGATGGTATGCCAAAGATGAGTCCCAGAACAAAGCAAATGCAAATGGGAGATGTATCAAATCTTATTACTGACATGACCATTAAGGGAGCAACAGCAAACGAAATTGCTAGAGCAGTTAGACATTCTATGGTTGTGATTGATGCTGAGAAACACAATCTCAATTATAAACAATCGGCCATAGACAATGGTATATCAGACCTTAAAAAGAAGTATCAAGGTGGAGAAAGATCTGGTGCATCCACACTTGTATCTAAGGCATCTTCTGAGATTAGAGTTGCTAAAAGAAAAGACTCATTCAAAGTTAACCCTAAGACCGGAGAAAAAGTATTTGAAGAAACCGAAGAAACATTTGTTAACGCCAAGGGTAAGACAGTAAGGAAGACAACAATTACGACTAGGATGGCCGAAACAAAAGACGCATCAACCCTTTCGTCAGGCACTAAGATTGAGAGTATCTATGCAGAGCACGCCAATAGTTTAAAGGCCTTGGCAAACAAGGCGCGCTTATTAGCACAGCAAACCAAGCCTCTTATATACTCCCCTACTGCTAAACAAACTTATGCCCCCGAGGTGGCTAGTCTAAAAGCTAAGCTAAACGTAGCATACAAAAATAAGCCCCTAGAGAGACAAGCCCAGCTCCTAGCAAATAAGATAGTTACGGCTAAGAAACAAGCAAATCCAAACATGGATGCTGCTGATGTTAAGAAGATAAAAGGGCAAGCCCTAGAAGAAGCTCGTGCTCGTTCTGGTGCCAAGAAACAAAAGATAATTATCACAGATAAAGAGTGGGATGCTATTCAACTAGGTGCTGTTAGCAATAATACGCTAACCCAGATTCTTTTGAATACCGACTTAGATTCTGTCAAGATAAGAGCAACACCAAGAACAGCATTAAAGATGACAGATGCTAAAGTAGCAAGAGCTAAAGCAATGTCTCAGTCTGGTTACACAGCAGCAGAGATAGCTAGTGCTTTGGGCGTCTCTACAACAACTATTCAAGACACTATTAAATAACTAAGTAAAGGAGATTGTTTATGACACAAGACTTCATGTTAACAACACTAGACAATCCATACAATCCTTTTACAGAGTTCGATTCTTGGTTATCCTATGACACAACAAAAGGGTACAATACTTGTGCTTACTTAGCTAGGATTACAAAGAGTTCTAATGAGTTAAGTAATGATGATGAAGATC